CGGTCTTAAGCACTTTGTCCGTACACCAATGTCTACATCTATGGATGCTGACTTTGATACTGGCAACAGCCGCTACAAGGCTCGTGAGCGTTACTCGTTCGGCGTGTCAGACCCATTAGGCATTTTCGGTTCTCCGGGAGCTTAATGACTAAGAGGGGGGCATTTATTGCCCCCTTTCTTTTTCTGTGTTATAAAAAATCAATCCCTGACAGTCGCATCCCGTGACTGACATTGCCCAAGACAGGAGATTCACATGGGACAAACTACTTTTTCAGGACCAGTGCGGTCTGAGCGCGGTTTCACTCCGGTAGGTTCAACGGCTGTAGTAGCAATTACAGCAGAAACAACTCTTACTTACGCTGACCATGTTGGCCGTATTATTGAGATCAATGATGCAGACGGCGCGGTTACACTTCCTTCAATTACGTCTGACACCCTTGGTGCAACCTACAAGATCTTTGTTGGTACAGATTCTACAGATCTGGACGTTAAAACTGATGGTACTGACAAGTTTGTAGGCTCTCTCGCAGTTTCAGGCACTACAACGGCGGCATTTGCTCCTGCCGCGTCTAACGATGTTATCTCTATGAACGGTACTACAACTGGCGGCGATCGCGGATCTATTATTGAGATCACAGCTATCGCTACAGCAGAGTACATGGTATCAGGTACACTAGTTGGTTCAGGCACAGTAGCTACTCCATTCGCAGACTCTTAATAGGAGATAGACGATGCCTAGATCAGACGTTCAGTCCAAACGGGTCACAGGCGCAGGATCTCTAGGTGTTGGCCCCGCACGTATACGCCAAGTGCAGGTTCTAAGCACCACAGGAAGCCCTCGCCTTACCATTACTGATGGTAACGGTGGAAGCACTGTATTAGACCTAGACTTCATAGCCTCTGATTCACACTCAGTTAACATACCTGATGACGGTATTCGGTGTCAGTCAGACGTGTATATAAGTGCGTTTACTAACATTACTGCTATGACAGTATTCTATGGATAAATGCTATGCGGGCTTACTACAAGAAGGGCGGCTCGGTAAAGACCTCTGCGTGGACGCGTAAAGAGGGAAAAAGTGAGTCGGGCGGCCTTAACAAGAAAGGGGTTGAAAGTTACCGCCGGGAAAACCCCGGCAGTAAACTGAAGACCGCAGTAACGACTAAGCCTAGTAAGTTGAAAAAAGGTTCTAAAGCCGCTAAACGGCGGAAGTCTTTTTGCGCTCGTATGGAAGGCATGAAGAAGCGCAACACTAGCGCAAAGACAGCGAATGATCCTAACAGCCGTATTAACAAAAGTTTGCGGAAGTGGAACTGCTGATGGCGTTCCTTCAGTCAAACATACCGCACTTTAAATGCTGGGTTCGTAGAGAGTATACGCACAACCACATGGCGTATCATGGCGAGTTTTTGCACGCTATGGTCATCGCCGTGACCACCATACCTAATCGATGTCTATCGTTTCAGGTTATTTTTACTGGCTGTGAGACAGACGACACCGATGAACCAAACGTTCATGGCGGTGCTATGTGGGCACGTATGCCCATTACGGCGCTCGTAGGAGACACACCTTTTGAAGAATGGCCTGAGCCGATGCCCGTCTGGGCGGCACAGCCGTGGGATTGCGCGGCACGTACGCATAGTGTGTACGTACTAGATAGATGCACCCCCTGTCCGTGGATGGCGAAGATCGATGGTAAGTTCTACCCAGCTAAGTATTACTTCACGGTGGATTACACTGATTCTGAGATCGCTGATGACCCCGCTCAACACAAACAAGCGCATGTGCTTGAGTTGTTAGATGCAGGGAAGTGGACAGGAAACATTGTAGCGCTACCTAATAATAGGGTGCGAGTATCGCATCCCGCGTGGTTTGAGATGGGAGAAGGTGCTCCTGATTTCTTACCCTCACAACATATCCACTACAGTAAGTCTGACTTAGACTACACGTTGGATGTAAATCAAGTTTTTGACAATCTCTACGCGGAGGGAGATGGCGATGAAAAAGAAAGGATATAGAGCAGGTGGCAAAATGCCGGACTTAAGCGGCGACGGCGAAGTTACTCAGGAAGATGTCCTGATTGGACGAGGCGTGCTTGATAAAAACGTAGACGCTGTTACTAAAGGTAAAAAAGCTGGGTCTATGCCTAAGCCAGAAATGGCTAAAAAGAAATCAGGTCCAATGCGAGCTAAAGATCCTACTCTTACTACAGAGATGGTCAAACGAGCAAAAACCAAAACACCGGCTAAGAAAATGCAGAGTGGTGGTCCCGTTCCACCAAAAAAGAAAGGCTACGCCAAAGGTGGCAAGGTTCGTGGTGCAGGCATAGCGCGTAAAGGCACACGTCCTTGTAAGATGCGATAACATGCGACGTTACTATAAGTCAGGCGGGAAAATATGTTCCAAGGGTAAGGCGTGGGCAAAGCGCACCTTTGATACGTACCCGTCTGCTTACGCAAACATGGCGGCGTCTAAGTATTGCAAAGACCCTAACTATGCTAAAGGTAGTAAAAAGGCGAAGAAGTAATGGGTGATTTGAAGAAGTGGCGGGATCAAGAGTGGGTTCGCATCGGTACCGATGGCGAAATCAAAGGCGCGTGCGGCACTTCTAAAGACAAAAAGAACCCTGATCGGTGTTTGCCGAAGAGTAAAGCTCAAAGCCTATCAAAATCTGAGCGGTCTTCTACAGCCAAAAAGAAGAAGCGTGAAGGGAAGAAGGGTAAGACAGTGGTAAAAAACACTAAAGAAGCTGAAGTAAAATTCAGCAGTGGTGGTCTCGCGCGTCGTAAACGCTCAATAGCTCGTGGTTGTGGGGCTGTTATGGGCGATAGACGTAAGAAAACGCTGTATGTATAAGAGGGAAAAGTGATGGAAGTATTTCAAAACGGGCGGTTTTCTACCGGTGAGCCGGTCTACCAGATCGGTACTAAGAACGCAGACGGTACTTACAACGTTGCTGTCTACGACTTGATGACTAAAGCGCAAGCAGAGGATAGACTTAAGTCTATGGGGGGAACACCTCCCGCCGCACCTAAGCCTGTAGCTAAGAAAAAAGCTCCAGCCAAGAAGAAATCTGCGAGTAAGAAGTAATGACAACTTCAGGTACTACAGCGTTCAACATGGACTTCACGGAGATCGCTGAAGAAGCGTGGGAACGTGCGGGCCGTGAAATGCGCTCTGGGTACGATTTGCGAACCGCACGTCGGTCCATGAACCTGATGACTATCGAATGGCAGAACCGTGGAATTAACCTGTGGACTATCGACGAGGGCACTATCAGTTTAACGACTGGTACGTCTGAGTACGATTTGCCCGCCGATACAATTGATTTACTCGAACAAGTCATACGTACCGGTGCAGGTAACCAATCTACACAATCTGACCTCACTATAAGTCGTGTCAGTGTAAGTACCTACGCGTCTATACCGAACAAGTTATCACGCGGTAGACCTATTCAAGTGTGGATCGAGCGGCTACGTGATAACCCTAAGATTAATGTTTGGCCTGTGCCAGATTCCAATGACTACACGTTTAAATATTACAGGTTACGGCGCGTTCAAGACGCAGGTGCAGGTGCAGAAACTGCGGACATGAACTTCCGTTTTTTCCCGTGCCTTGTTGCAGGTCTAGCGTACTACATAGCAATGAAGATACCCGAACTTGCGGACCGAATACCTATGCTCAAGCAAGCGTATGAAGAGCAGTTTATGTTGGCGGCAGGGGAAGACAGAGAAAAAACACCTGCACGTTTTGTACCTCGTATTATGAGGATCTGACATGGGCAGTAGATTCGCGTCAAACAAGAAGGCGCTTGGCGTCTGTGACGTGTGTGGGTTTACGTATAAGTTACGTGAACTTCGTAAGGAATTTAAAAAAGGGCGCGATACAAACATCAAAGCGTGCCCTGAGTGTTGGGATGGGGATCACCCTCAATTGAAGTTGGGAGAGTTTCCTGTACATGACCCACAGGCACTGCGTGACCCTCGTCCTGATTCTAATCAGTATGCGGCGAGTCGAGCGTTGATCGAACCAGTAAGGCCGGTTGTCGGTACTGGATTTATAGGGCAAGCTACAGTTCAGATTTCGTAGGAGTGAGTACAATGCGTAAGCAAACACAAAAAACTGCTAAACAGCCAAAGTCTAAGAACAAGAAAGTTAAAGTTCGTGGCACTGGTGCGGCTACAAAAGGACTCTACGCTCGCGGTCCTATGGCCTAAGTTATGAATTATACCGAGCTGAAAACGAATATTGAGGACATCACTGAGAACACGTTCACTGATGCCCAGCTCGCTATGTTCACAGAACAGGCCGAACAGAAAATTTACAACACTGTTCAGATTCCCGCGCTACGTAAAAACGTTACGGGTACGCTAACGGCGAGTAATAAATACCTAGCAACACCTGCTGATTATTTGTATACCTATAGCCTAGCGGTAGTAGACGGTAGTGGAAACTATCATTTTCTATTGGATAAAGACGTAAACTTTATCCGGGAGGCTTATCCTATACAGACAACGACTGGTTTACCAAAGCATTATGCTAATTTTGACGACGATAGCTTTCTTGTTGGTCCTACCCCCGACGCTGGATATACAATGGAACTCCACTACGGATATTACCCTGAGTCGATAGTCACTGCGGGCACAACATGGTTAGGTGACGAGTTCGACTCTGCGTTGTTAAACGGAGCGTTAGTTGAAGCCCTACGGTTCATGAAAGGTGAGCCAGACCTCGTGCAGATGTACGAGCGCATGTACGTACAATCGTTGACACTACTCAAAAATCTTGGGGATGGTAAACTCCGTGGTGATACTTATCGTTCAGGACAACCTCAGATACCTGTAACTTAGGGGACAAAAGATGGCAATTACTCAAGCAATGTGCACGTCATTCAAGAAGGCGCTTCTTGATGGCGAGATGGATTTCAGTTCAGATACTTCAGCAACGTTTAAAATAGCGTTGTTTACTTCGTCTGCAACATTAGGCGCGGCTACTACCGCGTATGCTACTACCAACGAAGTAAGTGGGACGGGGTATACAGCGGGTGGTAACACGTTAACTGTTGTGGCTCCCACGACGTCTGGGACTACTGCGTTCCTAGACTTTGCAGATACAACGTGGTCTACCGCAACAATCACCGCGCGGGGAGCATTGATCTACAAGTCTGGTGGCGGCAATCCTGCTGTTGCTGTCCTTGATTTTGGTGCAGATAAAACGTCTACCGCAGGCGATTTTCAGATTCAATTCCCAGCGGCTGACGCATCTAACGCGATTATTCGTATAGCGTAATGCCCTCCTCTGTCACGTATACAGGGT